GGCGCTCCACTTCCAAAACCAGACTCAGAGTTGCCAGAAGATATGGAGTTAGAAGTTTCTCGTTTAATAGCACAGGCTTCTACTCAATTGTCACAAAACAACATGGCGCAACAAGCACAGCAAAAAGCACAGCAAAAAGCGCAAGATCCAATTATTCAAATGCAGCAACAAGAATTACAGATCAAAGCACAAGATGCTCAACGAAAAGCACAGAAAGATCAAGCAGATGTTGCTCTCAAACAGGCTCAGATTGCTGTGGAGCAAGAAAGAATTGCTTCTCAGGAACGTCAAGCGCAGCTTAATACACTGGCAAAGGCGGCTACAGATGATGCCAAACTGGAAGAAAAACAATCTAGTCAGGTAGTGAAAGCACTGGTAGAAGAACAAAAGATGGAGAATAAATCAGATGACGCTATTGCACAAACTTTATTACAAAGCGTTGTAAACCAACCTGAAGAACCAACTTCTCC